ATATTCACTAATTACATTCATTTAATTTCCCTATTAAAATGCTCTAAAGGAGCGTGTTCAGAGTAATATTTCATATCACCCGCGTCTTGTTTATCGAGGTGATAATAACCCCCGTTGTCTAATTTTGTATCATATACCTTAGACTTAGTATCAATCTGCTTATTTTCCTGAGCGATTCTTCTTAAAAAAGCGAAGAAACAGATTTGAGAAAAATATGCGAATGGATTCTTTGATTTATTATAGTCGAACTTATGACAGTATCTAATACAATTTTCAATACCGTCTAAAATCATATCCTCTCTCCAAGTATATCCAATGAAGTTAGGTCTATTCGCCAACTTCCTGGCAATTTTCATGAATGATATGGCTATTTCATCCGATATAATAGGTCTCTTCTCCCCCTTATCAAATGATATTGCACATTCATCCACGAATGTAGACATCTGCTCTAAAAAGAGATTGTTGTCTATATAGTGGGCGGGATTTGGTTTTGTTTTTGTTTTTAATTTTTTTGGCATATGATTATATTATAACATAAAAGTGGGTTATTGTAAACGTATTTTTGATATTTCGTAGTCAAACTTTTGTTCATTGTAGGTCTTAATTCGAATCTCCCAGTGCTTCAATCCATAGTTCTTATGTTTCTTATGGCGGAGGTCATCCGCGAGGTCGAACATTATCGCGGTGTCTTTATTATCGGATTTACGCAGGATTCTACCAATACTCTGTAGCACCCTTATCCGAGACTTACTTGGGTGGGCGAATATCATTACATGGAGATTTCTAATATTTACACCGGTGGAGAATACACCCATCGATGCTATGATGATAGCATTACTATGACCTTCAGTCAATCGTCTAATTTCCTCTCTATCATCAGCTTCAACTTCTCCAGATACAAAGTATACTGGACGTTCTGATTCAGCGTCTTTAATCATCTCATATAATACCTTTCCATGCTTTTCAACAAAATTGAATAATATAAGAGTATTCCTTTTCTGTAACAGAGCAAGTCTAATTATGAATTCATTCCGTGCCGGGTGAGTAACAATCCAGTCTATCTCTTGTTGATAATTAAGCTTCTTACAATTTTTAGTATCCTCTTCGCCATACTTTAATAGTAGGGATTTAATTTTAAGGGGCGCGATGGTCTTATCATCCATAAGCTTCTTGGTAGTAACAGCATTATAGACGGGGCCGAACAAACCCTCGAGGACTAATTTATTTGTTTTAGTATCATCGGCCGATAATGTACCGGTAAGGCCTATGCGGAGAGGACAATCACTTAACTTCTCTAGTATTTTAGTAATGGAATTGGCCTTCGCCGTATGAACTTCATCACACATGATGGCACCGAACTTATCAAAATAATCTTTAGGTTGTTTGAAAATTGATTGCCATGTAGAAATATATATTTGAGACTCTGCATCCTTTTCTTTACCACCCGAGATTTGATGAACCATAGATTCATCGAAGTCATCATCGGTGGAAGAATAATCTAGGAAGTCGGAAGATAGTTGTTTAACGAGCGAGATGGTGGGGACCAGAATTAATATCTTATCAACACTCTTCATCCATTCACGGACAATAAGATATTGAATCAAAGACTTACCGCTCGATGTTGGTGCTAAAATGATGCCACGCTTGCGCTCAATGGCGAAACGCACAGACGCTTCCTGATAATCATAAGGGATTATACCCACGCCTTTTACATTTAGTTCAAGCTCCGGTGTGACATATTCATAATCAATAGAAAATGCTTCATCTAGTTCAGGTGATACGGTGTATTTTATCTTATAGTGTTTGGCGAATTTTTCAATATGGTTTATCAATCCAATATATAATACCCTATTACGAGTGGAGAATAGATGAACGAATCCATCCCATTGTCCGGTCTTAAATGCTGGCATGAAGCGATAGCCTGGAACTCTAAACTTGAAGTAATCGTCTAATTCAAACAAGATTCCAGGATCGTCAACTTCTATTCTAATATATACATCATTATGTTTAGTTAAATATAGCACTAAAACCCACCGGCCTGGAATTTATTAAAATCAATCCAATTCTTGATTGAGAATCCCATACGATTTAATGTATTGATAACTTCGGTCAAATAATCTACCATGACTTTCTGAACTTCCACCCGTGCCTCGACCTCCAATAAATCTAGATCACCCTCAAGGAAAGCCTTTATTTCATTTTTTTGTAGTACATATTGATAGCAATCGTCAAGATATCCAGCGTAATATGCATATCTATTACGATAGACTTTAGAACGTTGTTGTTCCAATGCTTTGAGTTTGATTTTTTCTTTGGATAGAAAGCGGAGATATTTAGCGGTAATGACAGGAATTTCTGCGGCCTTTCGGTCCAGTTTATTCTTATCCATTTCACAATCTTTTTCTGCCATTTCTTGATATTCGTCAAGATTCATAATATATATTCCTCATCAATATTACTATTATAACATATTATGTCATAAAAGTAAACAAACTTATTTCATAGTAAAATGGGTATAATTAATATCTAAATCACACATGATTGGTTCTGCATCCGCCATAGTAGTCATTTCAACGGCCGATAAAGAAGTAGGCCAGCAGTCATGAAAAACAATCTCTCTTAGAGGATTGCCATTATTTGATAAAATATGTAGAGTCGCGTCGGTCATTAACTCATTTATATTTGAAGTAATGCCGCCACGTTCTGGGTTCCAGAAGTCGGTCATCCATATATGAATCTCATTCCAGTTAAAGAAGCCTTCGTCGACTAGGAATGAAACATTTAAATTATCATAATTGATATGAACATCCGGAACCTGCATTTCAACCATAGGATTTGGAACATCAATTTCTGAAATTGTCACCGTTGGAAGCGATACAGTTTGAAGGTGAAATGTAACACCCGGGAGACGTTGGAATACAAGTTGATAATTACTCGGTCGTGCGGTGTTAAATTCATCTGGTGTAAATAAACTAGCCATTATGTATTCCTTTTAATATTCATATACTATTTATATAAAAAACCCACCGTTAGGTGGGGAAAGTGAGGACACACTTTTTGATTTTAAGCTACAATTTTGGATAATTCCCTCAACATGTTTTTATTCGCCGCCTTTGAGTTCAAAGACCTTTTAAATGTGTTGGCGTATGCGGCCTTGGTAATATTGCCCGCCTTATTAACCTTAGGTTTTTCCATCGCCTCTTCACGGGCCCGTTCACCCGAAGTCACAAGAAAATTTGTGTCCATCCCAACACCATCGAATGGGATAAATCCATCCTTATTAAGATTTTTTTTCAATAATCTTAATTTTTCTTGGTCATGACCCAGTTTTCTATTCATGTGATATATTAAATCACGTTTCGACCCAATGAATATCCCAGTCACTGTGGCATTAAATCTATCCTTATACATCTGCAATGCAGCACCGGTAATATCCGATGACTCGACATTATTCTCATAATGTCCATTTGGATTCGTTATATCATAAGTTTTATGAGTTTTTCTATCATAAATTTCAACAACAGCATCTCTATTATACCAACCGGTGAGATGATCATCACTCCAAGTTTGATATTGATCATCAGATTCAATTCTTTCAAATGAACCTATATCTTCGCCATCGGTTAAAACAATTACATTCAATTTTTCAATTCTGTTTTTCCTAATAAAGTTATCGGCAAAAGATAAACCATACACAAGCGCTGAATTCAATGGTGTTCCACTTAATGAATATTTGCTATCATAATTGTCCCAAGATTTTGGTACATAAGTTCTATTACTATATCCATTATAAAGTGATAACCAAAATAATTTTTTAGAACCCTCTCTGAATTCATTATTAGTCATTGTTGAAGATAATACCTGTAACAAATTCACCCCGCGTTGATTTCTATTCTGGCATAATTGGCCAATCTCAATATTATCTTCAGGTGGTTTATATGCATTTTCGCCATCATCATCATATAATTTATTCCATGAATTTGAAAATAAAATAACCTCGAACGGTACATTAATCCTTCTAGCAAATTGAGCGAGGTTCAGGGTTTGTTTCACAGTTTTAAATAACTTGTCGGTCATAGAACCAGACCAATCTACATACATAATAAATCCATGATTTTTCCCAGTAGGTGATACAGTACTTGTTTTAAATATATCATCCGAAAATTGATATTGCCAAACCTTAGAAACATCGAGGTCACCGGACCGTGCAGAATATGATCTACGATAATCCTTGGCAGATTTTCTTCTATTAAATTCTGAAGTTAGGAATGAAACACCATTTTTAGATTTATTCATAAATTTAGTAAATTCTGCATCCAATTCAGGTGAACCGAAATCTTCTAAATTAAGATCTTTGTAAAATTTCTTATGACTCACAAAAATATTTTTCCATTTATGTGACTTAGGAATAAAAGCGGAGACGAATGATTTTTTATCATAAATGACTTTATCACTTAAATGATTATCAAACGCTTGTTGTGTTTTAGATAAATTATTATCCTCCGCACTATTTTGTGGTGAACCATTAATATCTTCATCATCCTGTGATGAGTCATTGCGACTTTCCGAATTATTTTCACCCTGTGATGAGTCATTGCGACTTTCCGAATTATTTTCACCCTGTGATGAATTTGTATTTTCGCCACCATTCTCGTCACCAGATTGTAGTNAATCACTTTCCTCTTCTTTTTGTTCCTCTTCTTGTTTTTCGGCAATACCATGCAATGCGTGAGCGATATATAAAACATCTGAGTAATCGGTGGCATTACCAATTTCGTTAACCCAGTAAAGGTCTTCATCAGTTAATGGTACATCGACAACATCACCAACTTTAAAATGTAGGTTGATTTTGTCGAGTATATTTAATTCATTTAGGTCAGTATCATTGACGCCGAAGAAATCTTTTTCAATAAGAGTTTTATAACCTTCGCGCATTGCGTTGGCGGCACCTCTATATTTAGCTTTAATCATTCGTTCAATGCGTGCATCTTCTACAATATTAATTGCACCCCAGAATTTCTGGTGATCTGGGTCCATGTCACAAGGTGTATATAGTGCATGTCCCACTTCATGAAGTTTTAATAATAACTCTTCA